CTGCGATATTGAGAAAAAGTCGTAGCGATCCAACGAAGACTCAGGCACAGAGCACCCGTAACGGGTATCTGTAAGCAAATCAAATAGGCACCACGCTGGGTCGTTTGTCCATGTTGCTGCAGAAAACGTCCCGTCCCACACACCCGAATATGTAAGCCGCCCCAGATGCGTTGTTGTGTCTACGGTTGCGTTGCTTGGGATGCGTACTTTGATCCCACGGATAAGATATTTACGTGCCGGAATATTTTGAAACTGGCGCGAGTCAAAGCGCAGGTGGCACAGTGCGCTGTTTGGGTAGCGCAGCTTTTCATCAATAATCTCAGTAAAGCTTGACCAGAACGTGCGGCTCTGGTTTTTTGTCGTTTGATTGTCACCAGTGACTCGCACTAATTTAATGTCAACAGGGAACGCCCCCGTAAGCGTAATGATGTGATCACGCAGATACTGGTCGCTAGTCTTGCCGCTGATAGTTCTATCGCCGCCGACAGTATTAAAGCCACCCCCGTTGTACTGAACTTGGATTCTATAAGAAACTGAGTTGCCTACAATATCGCCGTCATCTTCAATCTTTTGTAAAGAAGGAACTGAAATTGTAATCCGCACGCGATCAACATCAGTGTCTGTAATTGTTCGCGTTACTGCTGTGCTGTTTAAAATCTCAACTCCTACACTTTTTTCACTCTGTGTGCCGCCAACGGCAGAGATGTAAGACTGCGCCTGCGTACCGTTGCGGGTGGTGACTGAAAAGCCGGTGAAATTATTTGATCCACCTGCGGACTCAACAGGCGTTCCATCCAAGAAAATACCTTTGTTGCCGTTTTCAATGCCGTCGATCTCCCCTTCGCTAAGAAGGTCAAGAACAGAAGCAAACTGAACTGACTGCAAGCTATCGTCAGCTTCCGTTGGTGTGCGGCTGCTGCCACCACCACCGCCACCACCTTTTCCGCCACCGCCGCCGCCACCAGCACCGATGATTTTGCTGCCTAAGCCAGCGTTGTGAACGCGGACACCATTGGCGATAAAGGTGTGTCGGCCTTCAACCGTCAGGTTGTAAACCGTATGGTTGCCCAGCTCGTCGCGGCTAAGAATTGGCCGGAGCTGGTTCAGTGAATCAACAACACAATCATCAGCCTCAAGCGTTCCAATCTCAACGAAAGCGTTGTATTGGTTGAGCACCCAATGGTTAGGGGTCGCGTCTAGAAACTCACCGCCCCAAAGCGCGTATCTGACGACTCGTTCATTTTCATGTTTATGGACCTTCAGGACTTTGGCTAAATGGATCTCGCCTTTGTCGTCAAAGCTCAGAACGCTTGAGCCAACAACGATCTCATCAATGCGGATCTGCCCGCCAGGGACAGCAACAAGCGTCTCAGCAGTAAAACAACCGCCACCGCCACCGCCAGCACCAATAATTCGTTTAGTCATCAGTGTCTAAGCCAGACGAAAGGACAGCAGAGCCAACAAACAAACGCCCGTAAGCGATTGGAACGGGCAAGCCCTGTTTGCTGGTGTTGACCACCCCACTGAAGCTAAAGGACTCAAGCTTGGCAGCTTCTTTGCCGCGACTCAAAGACGAAATCGCAGGTGCAGGCGAGATCATTTGCGCGACACCGCCAAGAATCAAGCTGGCACCAATCGCACCAATTGCAGTTGCCGCTACGCCGCCAATGATTCCCGCGCCTCCGCCTGCAAGTCCAGCCCCTAAACCTATAAAGCCACCGGCTGCGGGTCCAAGAACAATCGCAGCAGCAACCAATCCAACACCCGCCAGTATCTGCCCGGTGCCTCGCCCCGCACCAGCCAGCACAGGCGCAATCCTGAACACCTCACGCTCGCTCCAAGGCAGAAACAATCCGGTCACGTCATCGTTATGGATTACGTCTTGGCCAACGGTCACCCGATAAGCCATGCCGTCCTTTTCTTGATCCAGCATCCACTTCTGTAAACCTGGAAAGTTTGCAAACAGCGCCTTCAATGCCTGCTGCGGCGTATCAGCTACAAACTCAAACCGGCCTTGACCTAAAAATTCACGCAGCTGGCCGTAAACCTTGACGACTTTCATGCCGTAGCGCCTTCGCCGTGTTCTTCAGATAATAACCGCCGTACACATCCCGGCTAGACAAACGCCCTTGGATATGGTGCAACACCAATTGCTCTCCAAGGTAGATAGCAGCATGGTTTGGGACGGGTGATGAAAGCTGCATCAACACAGCATCGCCCCGTTCCAGCTCCCCTATCGGGATCTCGTGAAACCCTTCTTTCATGAAGTTGTCGAGATACATGTTTTTGCCATGCTCCCACCACTGATCACGCCGTTCATAGTTATGTAGATCCAGACCCCACTCACGCTTATACCAATCGCGGCAGAGTGAATAACAATCAACTAGACCGTGCACAAACTCACGCCCTACATAAGGCAGCTCAAACCCTTCTGGCTCGCAGTATCCCCACAGCTCTGTGTTTGGGTTGACGACGTACCAAGGCAGCCCGCTGTTTTCGCACGCCACACGGTCAGCCGGTGATGGTGCGTGGTTTGTAACTGGGTGGCTATGCACGACGGCAATAATTTCCCCACTGTCTTCAGTCTCTGCATACTCCGCAGGATCAAGCACAAAATGCTCATCTGGCGTCTCTGCCAAGTTGGTGCATGGAAAATAACGACGCCTGCCTTTGACAACCGCCACTAAGCCGCATGACTCTTTAGGCGCTTCCTGTTTTGCGTGCTCTAGCGCAGCCTGTTTAATTGACGGCGGCAGCGTCATTGGGTCAAGCCAGCACCAGGGAACGATCCAAATGGAAGCTCAGCGGAAGCGCCGAACCGTGCCTTACAACTGCTTAGACGCTTGCCACAGCGATCATCTGCGCGAGCAGTTTGAGCGTTGTCATTGACATCAAAGAAGTCAGTGCCCGAATAGCTGCACTCTGTGCTGCGGTACTCCCACTGACAGATGTTTGCGACGATTTGCCTCTTGGGAACAACCGTTCCAGCCATATCAAACTTGCTTGCCAGCTCAAAGCTCACAGCATCACGATTTTCAGATGCCTTGCGGTCTACATACCAAATCTCTTCCGGGAAACTTGCATAAGGATCCGCAGCAGTCTCGCCGTCCAAGAATTTCTTCAGCGTGCGGATACGCTTCACCTCTGCGCCTGTAAGGTCATTTCCTGGCGTGACTAGGTTTACATCCAAAAGCAGCGCCGTAATATCACTGTTCAGGTTGGCGACCGTTAAAGTCGGACGCGGCAAGCTGCCAGTGCTGGTGTACTCAAACCCTTCTGCTTTTACAGGCAGCCTGAAATAACTGTTGCCGTTCCAAAGGATATTGCCGTCAACATCTGCATTCGCCCCGCTGTGCCAACGCACGACTGTCGTTGCGCCGTGCAGGTCGTTGTCAAAATGCAGCTCAAACAGTTCGATAATTGCGCTTGGGGCAAGCTTGGCTAACTCCTCATGGATTGAACTAATCGCCGTCCATGTAACCGTGTTGTCAACGACAGTGCTGCCAATATCTGTAGGCCACTCCGGCTCTGAACTGGCGGACGTTCCAGCGGTTGTGCAGCGAAAAACCAAGCCGCTTGGTTGCAACGCCGTGGCGCGTCGAACGTCACCAATTGAAAAAGCAGTGCTAGCAGCCCATGCAGTAAATGCCATTACGGTTCAAAGACTTCCCTGAATGTTGCCTGAATCGTGGCCCGGTTCAAGTATGGAATGGTCTTGCTCCAAGTCTCACAAACAAACTTGGAGCTGCTGCCCTCACCCGGTGGTGTGAAATCAAACGCTTCATTGTCCGCAGCTCTAGCGTCCAAGAACGTCTCGATGGTGTCCGAGTCAGTCTCTGACACGTTGAAAGTCAGGCTGTAAACCTTTGGATTTTGGTTAAGGCCAAAGCTCAAACGCTGCTCATACCCATCACCAAAACGCACAGTCCGCACTGACGGTGCGCTTGATTTTTGAATCCCGTAAGCAGGATTGATTGAAGGAAAGGTTGCCATTATGCAAGTAAGCCT